ATGATGTTGCGCGGCCTGCGCCGCTACATTGATGAGAACAGATTAGCAATGTGCAGCCACTCGGAAATTCAGAACTTGATTGACGAGATCGTCACCCAGCTAAACACGACGTTGTACAAACTTGAAAATCTTTCTTGACACAACCTGTAAGATTGCGTATAGAATTCGCACATGAAGATTTTTGTAGGCCAAAAGCCTGATCGGAAGCAGATGCAAGCGCTAACCCGCTGCAAGCTCCCAGACAACGAAGCTCTACTGGACCTTTTTAAGACCAGACTTGACGAGGTGAAGACCGCGTTGATTCAGGCCGAAGACCCAGTCAGAATTCATCGTCTGCAAGGTCGAGCAGAAGTCTTATCAGATTTCCTCGAAGCGGTTGAAAAATCGAACGAGGTTCTCGCCCGACTAGGAAACTAGTCGGTTCATTGTCCGTAGCAAACCATTACGCGTAGGCAGACCGAAGTAGGAGCTGAAACGGAGTTGGAGCTTAAAGGAAACTAAAAACATGGCATTGCCTAAACAAGTAGAAGCCCAGTTGAAGGAACTGGAACAGATTGAGCAGCAGATTGCTGATAGCCAGAAACAAGGCGAACCGCCTCCTGAGCCAGCACCCGCAGAGCCCACACCTCAACCAAATCCTGAACCAACAGAGCCAACACCTGTTGAAACCAAGCCAGAGCCAGCTGAACCTGTTGTGGCTGAAGAGACATGGCAGCAGAAATACAAAACCCTCAAGGGTATGTACGACGCCGAAGTGCCTCGCTTGCACGCTGATTTGCGCGAACTCAAAAGCCAAGTGGAGTCTCTCCGCCGAGCTGCTGAGACAAAACCCGCAGAGCCTGCTAAGCCCGTCACCGCAGAGAAGTTGGTAACGGATGCTGATGTTGAAGCATTCGGTCAGGACTTAATTGAAGTCCAACGCAAAGTTGCACGCGAAGTTGCAGCAGAGTTTCGTGGCGAGCTAGATGCCGTCAAAGCCGAAAACGCGAAGTTGCGCGAGCAGCTGACCGCGACCGGCACACAGGTGTCTGAAGCGACGTTTGAGCAGCGGTTGCACCGTTTGGTGCCCGATTTTGATGCAGTCAATGTCAACCCTCAGTGGATTGCGTGGCTAAACGAAGTCGATCCGTTGTTGCGAGGCCCACGTCTCTCTATTGCACAAGAAGCGTTCAACCGAGGCGACGCTGAAGGAATTGCACACTACGTCCAGCTGTTCAAGGCGAGCACCGCCCCAGCAGCTGCCGCAGAGCAGACTGATAGCAAGGCCGAAGAAATCGCACGTCAGATTCAGCCGAACCGAACGAGCTCTAATGCTCAACCTGCACCGCAGGGACGTATCCTTCGGGATGCGGACATCCAGAAGATGTTTATCCGAGCTGCAGATTTGAGTTCTAAGGGCAAGCTCGAGGAAGCAAGAAAACTTGAAGCTGAAATCGACTTGGCGTACAAAGAAGGTCGCGTAACTGCGTAATTCTTGAGCAGCCAGTCGGAAACCCCAACCTGTTTACTTTAGGAGGCCATGATGGCTGCTGTTTACCCTGTACAAGCTCCGTTCAATACGAGCACCTCTTACTCTGGCGCGTTTATCCCGACCTTGTGGTCTGGCAAACTGTTGGCCAAGTTTTACCAAAACACCATGTTGTCGGAAATCGCTAACACCGATTACGAAGGTGAGTTGAAGAACCAAGGCGATACTATCCGTATCCGTTTGGCTCCCACCATCACCATCTCTGACTACACCGCAGGTCAAAACCTGAACTACGAAGTCCCCACTCCTATCTACCAAGATATGCAAGTGAACAAGGGCAAATACTTCGGCGTTCAAGTGAACGACGTGTTGGCCTACCAATCTGACATGAACCTGATGAACATGTTCACTGAAGACGCAGCCAAACAGCTGAAGATTCAGATCGAAAACGAAGTGTTCTTCAACAGCTTCGTGACCGAAGGTGCTGATTCTGCCAACTACGGTGCTACCGCTGGTGCGATCTCTGCTGCCTACAACTTGGGTACAGACACTGCTCCTATCGACCAAGCAACACCCGAAAACGTGTTGAAGGCGATCTTGCGCATGTCTACCGTGTTGGACGAGCAGAACGTGCCCGAAGACGGCCGTTGGTTGGTGTTGTCTCCCTATGACCGTCACCTGTTGATGCAATCTAGCATCGCTCAAGCCTACTTCACGGGCGATCAATCCAGCACCATCCGTACTGGCAAGATCGGCATGTTGGACCGCTTCAGCGTGTATGTGTCTAACCTGTTGCCTCGCGGCGCTGCAGGCAAGGCATTGGTGGCCGGTTTGACCGACACCTCCACTGGCGGTTCTGTGGCCAGCGCCAAAGCCCGTCGTACCATGATCGCTGGTACCAAGGCTGCTGTGTCGTTCGCTATGACTGTGAACAAGACTGAGCCTTTGCGTAACCAAACAGATTTCGGCGACATCGTTCGCGGTTTGGCTGTGTATGGCCGCAAAGTGGTTAAGCCACAAGCTTTGGTCGTGGCACAAGTTGGCTCTGCCAGCTAAAAACTGAGGGGCTTCGGCCCCTCGTTTTCGTTTTGTTTTAAATTTTTTTGGAGCATTCAAATGCCTAACGTTACTTCTTATGGCCGCATGGTTGGCGGCGTCACCACTGGCTTGACAGCTGGTGCAACTCAAACTGCTGCAGGTGCAACCGCACTGACCGGCGCTATCAACACCGTTACTGTTGTCGCTGCTGACAACGACGGCGTGATCTTGCCCGCTGGCCGTGGCCAAGGCGATGTGGTTATCGTTGCTAACCTCGACGCTGCTCAAGACATCAAGGTGTACCCCAACACTGGTGGCGGCATCAACGGTGGCTCTGCTAATACTCCCTTGGTGGTTGGTCAGCAACAAGTTGCTCAGTTCGTGCAAATCGGTACTGACGGCTTGAGCTGGGTTGCTATCCTCGGTGCCGTCGCAACTCCTGCCTAATTGATGGCACAATAAAAGGGCCCTTCGGGGCCCTTTTTAACTTCTGGAGAACTGAATGACTGCACTCGAACTGATGGACCGTTTAGGCGGCGAAATCGTTATGAACCGCGTTCGCGTAGTGGTGGATGGCAAAGTTGTCGTCGCTGCTGTGCTTAACGGCGAAGAGTGGGAGCCCACTGAAGAAGGCACTGCCTTGATGAATTTGCACTCGAACTTGGCCGCTGAAGAAGCAAAGCCAACAAAGACTCGCAAAACAAAACAAGCTCAGGTAGAATCTGCCCCAACACAGCCAGAGCAGGAACAGCAGGCTGAAACACCTGAGACTGCTGAAGCCCCTTCAGCAGAAGTCGAACAACCACCTGTTGCGGAATAAGGTGAGACCATGAAGGCTCTGAGCGCGTTTTACCCACGAATCCTGCCGTACCTACCCGGCTGCTCAGAGCCTATGGTCGATCAGGTTCTGCTTAACTCCGCCATTGAGTTCGCCGAGGCATCGTTGACTCTGCGGCAGAACCTCGATACTTTCTACACTGCGATCGGCGTCTCAAGCTACGACCTCGATCCACCAACAGCACAGCATGACATCAATCGCGTGATGAGTGTCGCTGTGAATGGCAAAGAACTTGGCGCTGGCTTGGCCGAGGTGATCCGCAACGATCTACCCACCGCCACGGCTATCCCGAGAGGTTTTTACACTGATCGCACTGACAACACGTTTACATTGCGTTTGTCTCCCCCACCCGACAAAGTTTACCCAGTGGTAGTGGCTGTCACTCTGCGCCCTGCGCGCGGCGCTACACAGCTTGACGACGACATGTACAACATCTGGATCGACCCCATTGTGTCCGGCGCAATCGCCCGGGCTATGCAGATTCCCGATCAGCCTTTCACAAATTACGCCCGTGCGCAAGAGCTGTTGGACGCCGCCTCGCGCATGACCGTGTCTTCACGAATCGAGAGTAACTTCGGCTTGACCCGTGGTTCTATGCGTGTTCGTCCACGCCCCTTCGCTTGAGGTAGAACATGGCCTTTACCGCACAGTCAATCCTGCAGCGCGTTG